ATAGCTAAGAAATTAATTCGCCTGATATTTTTGTTTTTTTGCGATTTAGAAGCCTAAATTATGTATTATTTAAGGTATCAATTAGGTTTCATTTTGTGGTTATAGTAAAGTGTAACCTATTTCAAACGTTTATGTACGTTTTATTTTACGTTTGAAATAGACATAGGTTTGTATACCAGTTTTCTATCATGAAATGCGGTTATTTCATACAAAAAGTATAAAAATTTTTAATCCCTATTTATATTATAAAAATGAAACGTTCCCAATCCAGGCTGAACCCAGCATGGAAATGGATCAGAAGCAATGTCATGAATATGACATATAGGACAGAAAAGGTTACAGTCCTCCGTGACTGGAAACTGGCATTATTGAATTATATGTTACAAATGCTAGTTGTAATATGGGTTATATATTCACTTTTTAATGAAAAAACATATATCGAACGCGAGGTACCAACAGGTGTCGTAAGTTCTTGGGGTCTTGGAGGCGATGAATATTCTAACACACAACTCGATATATACAACAACAACCCATCGTTTTGTGATAACCTTGCAAATTATGCGTTTAATTATTCCGCAGATTGGTATTATAAAGTTCCAATATGTGCGTACTACACGGGTGCAGAATTGATATCAAAATTACCAACGGGTAATGTCATGTTTTTCACGACACATATCGCCGAAACACTCAGACAACGATACACTAAACCGGAAACTGGATGTTTGATGGAACCACATGGAATTAAAGAGTGCAAACTTGTCATGGATCAATGTATCCACACAATGGAAGCCAATTTCTTAGCAGTTGGTATAGAAGATAGTATATTCGCATTCAATCACTATTTCGATTCATCTATAGATTCGGGTCCGAAACCAATAACATATATCAGAAAAGAAGGATCAGACGAAAATTTATACACATTCGATCAAGGTCAATCGGTTAGACTCAAAATGTCTGAATGGTTAGATATAGCGGGTGTAGAACTCGATAAACGTTTAGATGAACAATCACCCGAATTCGCCAATGACATTACCGGCTTCAATGGTGCTGGAAATGACACGGATAAATACCCGTATGTAAGAACAAGTGGTGTACGTTTAAACATTAAAGTTAAATATCACAATTACAACTTACACAAAGATAACATAAAAATAGGAAATCAAGATACATATGCTATAATTAACGTCGAACCAAAGATAGGTTGGTTTTCCAAAGGTGATGAAATATACTATAAACAATTGCCAAACACAACCATGTTTGATATAAACAACCCAGTTAATTTAACAACCGGTCAACCCAATGGTATATATGTTGACTTTTACAGGTATGGTATTTTAATTGATATCCAACAAAGTGGTATTGTTGGTGAAGTTAACTACGTTTTCGTTCTTCTTCAATTGACATCTGGTTTGGTTCTTTTGGGAGTTGCATCATCCATTGTAGGATTCGTTGCAAAGTTCTTAATGGGTGACATATCACCAGTTTATAAAAGTATAATACAAGAAGAATTCGACCCTGTTAACGAGGCCGCTCAATATGCCGCACAAGCGTGTGTAGCATCTAAAGTTTTCAAAGAAGCAGATGAAGATGGTAAAGGTGATTTAGACTTCGAGGAACTCAAAAAACTCGTCAAAAACTGTTTCGCAAAATCTTACGAAAGTGGACAAGAAGATAACAATAGTATAGATAGCAATGACACGGAATCATTCTCACACGATGATGTTACTGCAATGACATACTATTTAATGCGTGCAGCAGATCCAAAACTTAACGAACGTATTCTATACAAAACGGAAAAAACGTTAGACGAATTAAAAGATTCTGTAATTACATTACACGAGTGGCAGGAATTGTGTGTCGCAGGTGTTTTAGAACGCAAAAAAATGCAAAAGATAATAAATCTTAATCCAATTGTTCAAGATATAAAACACACTATCGATAACCAAAGAAAAGATGAAAAAGTTAAAATACAAGAACGTGTCAAAAACTTGTTTTATAAAAAATAATTAAAGTACATTTTTAAAGTATAAAATAACTGTTTAAAAAACAATAATTTTTTAAAGAGATATTGATTAAAATTTATTAAAAAAAGAATATTTAAATCATGCCATCGTCCTCGTCAGCCATATCAGCCCATGACTTTTTTTCGGGTTCGACACTCGTAGTAGAATGTGTATTTGATGTGAGATTACTTTCGTTTTCCTCTTCCTCGATAGCAATCCTTAGACGTTCTTCCAATGTTTTACCATCAACAATAGTTCCAGTAAATTCGTGATCTGGTAAAGTTGGATCGAATATATCACCGTGTGATTCACACAGGGAACACGGTTCAGTTGGATCTTCACCCGGTTCGTGGTTATGCATAGGTGGTGGGTCTTTAGTTTTTTTACCACTCGACTTTTTCCCCCTTTTTACCACCTTTTTACCATTAGATTTTTCATTCGTATCATCTTTTGAAACCGTACCACCACCCTCAGTTTCATTAACCTTAGGTTTATCAGAGTCCTTTTTGCTTTGCATTCTTTTATGCATCACACACATGGTTTCGCCGTCATAAACAAATCGAGTACACCGTGTACCTTTAGTTGTAAGACACGAACACTGAACTCGGGTAGATTCATCCCTGGATTTCTTCACAACACGCCTGGTAGGTTCGTGTTTTTCAAGCTTCTCTTTCATACTCTCAAGCAATATATTAGTCTTAACAGATTCTTCTTTCAAAACATTTACTTCATTGGTTAAATGAGTAATTAGTTTTGACGATTCAGAATCTCTTCGCGCAGACTCCTCCATGAATTTTAAAAGCATTTGCTTCAATTCGTTCGTATTTTTACCAACGTATTCCATTAAGACGTTATTATCACGAATGACGTCGATATTTTTATTTGTAGATACACTCGTCATTTTTATTATAATAATTATTTTTTACTTTATATAGTATCAACTTAGGTGTTCTTTAAGCGCTTGTGCAATCAGCAGCTCTGTCACTTTGTTTAGTGCTAGAAAGTATAAAGTCTAAAGATTTATTTGTACAGGCGTCGTCGATCGTAGTATAACTTTTAATTTTTAAATTTTTATCACCATTTTCCCCAAAATCAACCATCATGAATTTATCTTTTTTACTACTGTCTGTGTGTCTAAATCGTACAAATTCTTCTTGATCTTCTTCAACTGCTGTACCACTAACAACTTCAAATTTATAAGCCTCTGTAAAGGTGGTAGTATCTTTCTCAATTATAATTTTCCCATCAGAATTACGCTTAAGAAAATACTTTCCTCCATCGTCTTTGTTGGTTCCGTTCGCGTTCTTAAATTTCACTTTTAAACGAACTATACTATTATTCGCACTTTCACCTTCGGGTAATAAAACAACTGTACCAGGAGTGGCGACATTATCATATTTAATATGACTAATCATATCTGTTTTAATTGCATTGTTATACAGGTAATATTCAGTTTCAGCTATAGTTGCAGATATAGTTGCTGTACCGGTTGTGGGTTTGTAAGTATATGTCTTAGCAGATAACAAATCTTTTGTTGCGGAAAGCATATCGACCGTAACAACAAACGTTGCTACATCATCGGGTGTTAATCTAACTTCTTCATTGTTCTTGTTTTTGTCAATATAGTAAACGTGAATCATGTTTTCACCAACGGCACTAAACTTTGAATCTCCAGTAAGTCCATCATTAGCTGTAAATGTGTGAGTAAGACCAGACATATATTGGGAAAAATAATTAGCATTAGCAGTACTTTTATTTATTTCTTTTGTCATTCTTACCTTATTTATCGTTTTAGTATTATCATCTGAATCAGTTACTTTCTGTTCCCATTTAACTTTAATTGTATCAATTTCATCCCAACCGCCACCGTTACTCCACGTTAAACCTAATTGAATGTTCTTAGAAAGTTCCGTATCATCAAAAGTATCCCCAGACGAGTCGTATCCCTCTGTTTTTTTAATCATATACGATGAAGTTTTGGTATTATCAGTCGTATTATCAGATTTATCCGGGTTTTGTGTGCCCTGTAAATCGCCGACCTCAATGGTTGGCCCGACATCACCGGGTGAGGAAGAAGAATCAGTTCCTTTATTTCTCATAATCAAAAACAGAATAAAAATAATAACAACAAGTGCCACGCCACCGTAAATATATTTTCTTTCCATGTTTATTTATATTATACATTTTTATTTTTATTTTCAAACATGTTTACCTCGATCAAAAGTAAAAATGTGTGAATTATTAGTTAACTACACGCGGTAAATGCAGTTTCACTTGGTTCTACTGATAACAATATATCCATCGATTGGTAAGAACATTTATATGTAAGACCAGTCATGTTCTCAATGTTTTGAATAACCAATTTATGATTATCCGAATTCGTATCTGAAGTATCGTACATTAAGAATTCACCTTCTTTACCCATAGGTCTAAGACGTATATAATCAGTTTTTGTACTTTCCAATATTTCCCATACTATAGATTTAGTTTCGTCTCCCAAAATACCAACTTCGCGTGGTAAAGTAGTACTATCGGCATCAGTGTACCCAAAAAATTTACCGTCATCGCTACCACCTTTTATCTTAATTTTGAATTTAGAATTATCACCATTTCGTGTAGCAGGTACAAGTATAACTTTAACTGCTGTTGTATCACCGTCAGTAAAAGTCATCAGGTCTTCCAGTTTACCGGCACCGTCAAAAAACATATAGTACCCATCAGCTACAAAACCTTGACTAATTTTAGCTTTCTTATCTTGTTCCTTCGAAAGTGATGGTTCTAACAAAATGACTTTCTTTTCTTGTAACCCAAGCGTTTCTTCCAATTCTTTTTCTTCAATTGGTATAGGAGCTATATCCTTAGGTGTTAATTCCATTTCAACACCCGTAAGTTTTTGTTTATAAAACAGTTTTACTTTGTTTTCACCAACGGCACTGATACCGTCATTATCTTTACCACTAAAAACAATTTTACTAACCGCGTTCTCTTTAAACATTTTTGGTTCGTCTGTTTTCTTAATAGTCTTTTCCTGTTTCTCTATACCGTCTATGTACCGACGAGCAATAATTTCATCTATATCTAAACCGTCTTGTGTATTTTCAAATTTTATACCGACATCAACATTTTTAGATAAGGCTGTATAGTCATCGGTTTTAACAGCGCCTGATCGCCCTGAAGCTTCGGCGGGGTTATAAGTTTCGATAAGATTCATTGGTATTATTTCAGCTGTAAATTGACCACGATTTTTATAAAAATATGCACCACCGATTACAAGTGAAAGTAAACAACAAAACATCATAAGAATCAAAAACATCTTTTACTATTATTACTAATTATTTTAATTTCATTATCTTCGTCCTCGTGAATTTTTTAGTTTTATACTTTCAGTACTACTTGTTGTACCATTAAGCTTGACCGTATATGTTTTCGTACCAAAACTCGTTTCTTGCCATTCCAACGAAACATTCGTATCGGAACTTTTAAAATTATGCGAAGCGACTTGCTTATCCGTACCATTAATATAAAGTGTATAAAACGGGTCTGGATTGACGATGTTCGTGAGCGTTGCTGTAACATCCTTATCACGGCTCGTCAATTCAATATCAAACGTCATTAGTTCCGCCGATTCCGTAATTGTAATGTCTGGTTCTACGAATTTCCTAGTGTCTTTTTCAGCGTCACACCCACCCCATCCATGTTTTTTTGTGTATTGGTGATTTATACTAAAATAAAGATCAAAATAATAATATTTTTTACCATCTTTCATATAGTTTTCTGGTTTCACGTATATCTCTCTAATGTGCCAATGATCATAGCGGAGAGTAGGTTGCCAATCACCAGTATCGTCGTATAGCTGTTCGGCAGTTGCTTGAACATGTGTTCCGTCGTCTGCAATAATACTACTGCTATTCAACCAAGTTCCACTATTCTTTATCGGTTCTTCTATTACATCCATTATTTTTTGTTTATATTTTTTAAATAATTCTGGGTCTTTACCTAAAGCTTTTGCTGCGTCTTTAAAACTTTCATATTTGTTATTAGCTTCATCGTCCTTACTACTAATTGTAACATATTCGAGGTCCTTATCACGAAATGCGTTTCTCAGAAGGCCACCACTTTGACAAGCGCCCCGTAAATACTTAATCCCACAGTGAGGATCGATATCGCTTAGACAACGACCGGCTACCTTTTTAATTTCTAATTTGTGTTTACTTGTTGATACGGTTTCAACACCGTTATCACCCGTGTGAATTAGTTTAACAATATATGTGTGCGTGTCGTACGAAGTTTCTTCGTGAGTCAATGTAAATGAGTTTATGTATTTATAAGTGGGATCTGTTTTGTACCAACGCCAAGCTCCATTTTTCCATTCTTTAGCCCACTTTCCCTTCTCATCGACTTCTTTCATGTCTTCCTTTCCTATTCTTTGTGTTTTTAAAACATTTCCATTTCCACGTTCAATTTGTATTGAATACTGTTCGTTCTTATTCGTAACATCTGTGAATTTAAATGTAACCGTTTTAAGCAAAACACTCACTTCGTGATTAAATGTTGGTACAGATAATGTTGGTATATTTGGCATCATGGGTTCACATGCATCAGCATATCGACCAGTACTACCATATATAGTCATATATTCAGTTTCATCATCAATCACACCTATACGTTCATTATTTTTTAAAATAGTACCTTTAGTATTGCTCGATTTCCAAGGACCACTTCTATCTACAAATTCGGTTTGATTATCTTTATCAACAAATCTTACCATCGAATAACACAATTTTTCATTCGTTTCTTCTATACTACGATTAGATAGATTATAAACCATTGCACGACCCGTATTTTCTTTTCTATTATAAAACGGTGTATACCCAGGTACCCCAACCGCTAACTGATTACCCGCAGCATCTACATCCACAGATGTACCGAACATGGATTTTATTCCTACAGATTCAGCTTGTCCAAGTACATCTTGATACCATTGATCTAATTCCCACCCACCCGTGTTTATATCACGAGTATACGTTGTAACTACACCTGTATAATTTTCACTAGGACGCTTTTCCCACCATTCTTCTGTATATGACATGCTATACGGCGCACCAACGGCCAATTTACCATCATCAACAGAAACCGAACTACCAAACCTTATATCACCATAACTACCAAATATGTTATAACCATCATCTGTATATTGATAATCATTAGCATTATACTTGTCGCGGTCAGTTTTTTGTCCTTGGAATTCGTTTATATGGCGATTGTATTTCCCAGTACCCATATCTGAATTTTCGTCATCGCTCCTCGTATTATTGAAATTATTCGAGTATATGGGTGGTATAATAATACTTTGTGCCCATTTGTTGTGCCAATTGTAAGGCCAATTAGCTGAGCGGATTTCGCGTGACATTTCATTATAAACATATACAATTCCCATATCGTCTAAATTTACCGTCGCTCCACCGAGAGACGTCAAACCTTTACCCGGAGCACCTATAGCCATTACACTATTACTAATAGACACACTTGCACCGTAATTATCACCTTCTTCGAGAGAAAGACTTATTTTATAATCTGCTTTACGAACATCGTTTTCGTTTGGTACTAACATTTTTCCAACACCCCAATCGTAATAATTCGCACGGTTCATGGAATAAATATAAACTGCACCTTTACCATTATTCGTATCAGGGGCACCTACAACTAGTTTACCTTGATATGCATAGTCCGTAGTCACTCCACCACCGCTTACTTTTTTATCATAACTCATTACACTTTGAGTTATCGAAACAGATGCACCAAATTTAGATAGTTTATCAGGTCCTTCTATTGTTTTTATCAAAACAAAACGTTTTCCAGTTCGACTTTTTCTGTATATAAAAACCTTATCACTTACGTTTTCATTTCCATTAGGTGCACCAACTGCAGCAAAAACAGATCCAGACTTAAAAACGCTAATTGAAACACTCGTACCAAAACCCTTATTAGTACCACCGTCAGTAAAAACACTGTCGCCTATAAACTCAATTTCTTTACCATTAACACGAAGAAAACCAACCGAACCTTTTGCGTTATTATCACTGTTTTTTAGTAGATGTTTTCGGTAACCATCAATAATCATACTTTGTTTTTCTTCTGGTAAGTATTTGACACTATAATGATATTCACCGTTTACGTCTTCAATCAATGGTTTTCCTGCTTCGTCGTAATTTCTTATGAAACCATCTTCATCTTTCCATAATCTGACACCGATCGCATTTTTATAACCACTATACTCTTTATCCACTGTATTTACATCGTCATTTGTTGACCATGGTAATCGTTCTAATGCGATTTTCCAGGATTTAGAGCTTTTCTCTTCTTTTGTAAAATACGTTCTAGTTTCATCTATAAATTCGTATTCTCCATCGAAATATCTAACTCCATCCTTATCTGCATAAATTTTTCTACCATGTTTAGATGTAAACCCAAAATAATTATTTTTACGTACAACTTTCGTGCTCCTAGACCATGCATCATCACTTATATTACCAACGTTACGAACTTTCTCGGTTACTTCCCAAGGTGATACTTTTTCGGTATTAGTAAACTCCTTTTTATATTTTTTTTCACTTCGAAACGACGACTCAGTAACACCGTCATTAGGGATGGTCGCCGGACCCATATTTTCAATAGCCCAGTCTCTCATGGGTTTATGATCTTTATAAAAACCTTTATGGAGATTTTCAGAACTATTATCACCCATAGATGTTATCGCTATGTAACCCTTATCAACAGAAACAGCTGATCCAGTTTTATCGGGAGCATTACCACCTTTAACTATACCGATATTGTACCAATCACCGTCTTTATCATCTCTTTTCATTATAAAAGCAGCACCAGAATCCGGGTACTCGTAAATTTCTTTTGTAGTAAGTATATCGTTACGTTTACCATCATCATCAAATTCTATAACATTCGTTGTACCACCTTTTACTTTTAAATTCATTTTTTTACCTTTACCCGTATTTGGTGCACCAACAACCATTATATCACCGCTTATAGATACCGAACTTCCATACTGTCCCTGTCTAAAAGCTTCGTGTGCTTTTGTACCATCTTTCCTGTCACGTGGCTTTACCGGATTATCACCTACATCGTTATTAGGATATAGGGTTTCAACTAGTTTCCTCTCTGGTAAATCTTTACCCTTATTCCAATCCACATAAGTAAAGTCCCTCTTATCAAGATCATCTTGGTCGGCGTCTTTTAAATTTGACAGAAGTTTTTCCGCGTGATTGTACGTGTGCTTCATTAACGAAAAATTTTCCATAGTAGCAGATCTGGTTCTCCAAACCTCGCGCTGTTTTGTATATACTGGTTCATCCACATTGAATGGAAGCATTTGCCAAACGTGTCGAGCATTTTCTAAATTCTTCTTAAGAGCCTGCCACTTACTTGAATGTTCTCTTCTTACCTCATATTTGTCACCATTTTTGTCCGTTATTAATTTATCGAATGGCAATTTCTTATTGTTAAGCTCTGCCCATGCGTCTTCTCTCACTGAAGTTAAATTTTTTTGTATTTTAGTTTTGTATTGTTGAATATAATGAATGCCTGACACCTCACCGAAATCATCACTTACTATATCCTGGAAAGGATCATTCTGTATTTCGCTGATAGTTAAGTCACCACTTTTATTTAATTCTCGACGAACCTTATTCACTGCATTCACGATAATACCCTTCACCTGTCTTTTGTGGTTTTCCTTGTCTTCCTCATTTATTTCTTCTAAATAATAATAATTATATGTCAGTTCATTTTTATCATCACTAAAAGTTAGAAAAGAGTTGTTAGAAGATCTCGACGCATCGGATGTCCAATAAGCTTTTTCCCGAGCTTCATCATAAGCTTTGAATTCATCAGTATCTCTAATTTCAGGAGAGGATTCATCAAAAGCATTTATACCCAATTCAGTTTCATATTCTTTTATCTTTTTAAGGGCTGAATCACGGTGTTCCTCTTGGGCCTTAAAAAATGTATAATAGTCTGTTTTATATAATTCGGTGGTAACACCGGTTTTAAGGTCTTTTTCCGTAACTTTTAAATTAAGATGTTGCGCCGCATGACGATAACCCAATACAATACCCTTACCAAGTTTTATATCCGAATAAACTGAAAACATGGGTTCAGTTTTAAGAGCATCGTCCCATATGAATTTGTGATAACCGTCGTAAGAATAAACATTTTCATTACCTATAACAAACGGAAATTCACCTTGTCCATATGCATTAACCGGTTGATTTTCTGGTATACCAGTTTTATGTGAATTATAAATTTTATAACCATCGTAATGCCTTAAATCTAAAGCCTTATAACTATCTTCACTTGTATATCTTTTAACATCATCTTTAGGGAGTAAAGTAATATTTTTATCATCACTTAGTACCATTTTTTTCTCCGTTTCATTATAAACCGGTACTTTTACAGGGTATACAACTTCGTCAAAATTAGCATCGTTAAATTCTTCTCGAATATATCCATAATCGAGTATTCCTTCACCAAGTTTATCTTTTAAATAGTTAATCGAACGAACCTGAACTCCTCTAGTATATGTACTAAAATTATCAAGGGTATATACGTCATATTTATATTTAGCACTATTTATATGATCACTATGAATAATATTAGTTGTAAGAATTTTATCATCATTTACAAAATTTTTAACGAGTGCAGTATCATCAATAATCTCTGCAATTTGAGACCCTACAAACTCACTTTCCCTATATTCTTCAGGTACTCGAGGTGCAATTATGGCCATGAATCCGTATGTACCAGTTTCAATCCAATCACTCATACTTTCAGTTTCTATTGTTGTCACCCAGTTCATTTCTTTCGTTATGTCATCCTCTATTCCCACAGATGATCTTATGTTCGAGTGTATTATTTTATATTTTAACTTTTTCACGGGCGTCAGTTCCCTTACAGACGCAAGTGTACGATATTCCGAATAGGGTAAACCCAATTCATCGGCTGTATAATCATTGCCCATGTAACAAATCATAAGGTTATAATCACCACTGTCGTTAATAAATCCATCTAAAAGAGTTGTTTTAAGTGTAAGCCTATAAGTTTCTGAGTCCCATTTCCAACTACTTGTACCTTTTCTAAACTTAGGTGATGTACCATAAATGTCATCTGCTTTTCCAGTTCTTTTCACGCGATCAGTTATATTTTTTGTTTTGTAATATTCCGACAATCTCCCAATTTCTTCTTGAGTTAAAGTCACATCAAAAAATGCGAAAGATGAAACCAGCCCGCCTTTACATGGTGATACTGTAGTGATTTTATCTGGTATAGCAGGGTACATAATTGTAGGTGCATTTTCGATAATAGTATACTCGAGCACCGCTTCCTTTTCATGAAATGTTGGGTCAGATGTCATAGACCATTGATCGACCCCACTTGTGTGCGACCTCCTACCCCAGTATGTGCCATCAGTTATAAGTTTAACTTTAGTTCTATAATCTGTATATCTTTTATAACTATTAGTTCCAGAAACTCGAAATTCTCTATCATCATCGCGTGTATTATCATTACCAACTTCACTATTATAAGATTTTTCAGTAGATAATTGTTTTTGTGTTATTATCATAACATGCCATTCATTTGCACCAACATCAAGTCCCGTATCTTTTCCACTTACTAACAGTTTACCATCCTTTATTCCTATACCACCGTTTAAGAGGGCTGTTTCTGTTACTATTGAATTATAATTGAATGAAGATGGATAAGAAAGATTTACAAAATCACCTTTTATTAAGGTTTGGTGCGTTGTTACATCGTTTGTCGTTGAAAAAACTAAAACAATAGAACGGTCCATTTCTTCAGAAACAAGGTTCGAGAGTGGAAATTTAATCTCACCCGATACACCGTGTTTTGTATCCGACTCGTTACTTGTGATTTTTAGTTTATTCTCATCAATAAGAATTTTAGAATTCGAACCTTGATTTCTATAAATTTTTTTATTAGGTGGTATGTGTATGTAAAATTTAGGCACTTGCAGTAAACCAATAGGTAAATCCAAACCTTTAACAATGTGTCCGTATTTTTCCGTTAATATATCTAGTTTACTCCTTTTTTCGACCGTATCCTTATACTTTTTTGGTTCACATCTACCATTTATAAAACCGTGTATAGATTTTAAAACTCTCCTTGCTTCTACACTTTTTGCGTCGCCAGAGGAATACCCTAAGTCTCTAAATTTTTGTTCATACGCACGATCTACTTGGTCTGGGTTATAAAATCTTGGTAAACCCAACCAATCTTGTGCTTCGTATATCTGTTTCAGGGTTATATTCGAATCGAGTGTATTAATATCAACTTTTTTAAAACGTATACCCTCGTTAATAGTTAAAGTTTCAGAAACATTACATAATAATTTACCTTCTGACCCATTATTATTATCAATATATGTACCGCTTTTTTTATTTGGAAAATCTTCATCTTCGTGACACGATATATCCGTTTCGTGATTATGATACTTAGTTTTTTTGTCCCATGGATCTTTATTTCCCGAATCATTCGAAAATATTATACCATCCGATTCACAATATTTTCCGGTCCTTTTTACATGTCCAACTTGACAATAGTCGTCGCTTCCATCATCATTATAGGGATTATTACCAATCATGGTAACTTCAAGTTTTTCATTTTGATTTGAAAGTGATTCTTCACCTTTCTCCACTGTATACACTTTAAAAACACCGTCTTTATGGTACGGCGTACCGTACCATTTATGCTTCCATTCTGGAACCGGTTTCTTCGAACACGTTATAGATTTATCTTCACCTATAATACACCATTTTAATTCATCACTATCAATTTTTCGTCCCCTAACGGTTTGTAAATTAAAATTACCTGATCTACCACCGTCTTTAGTTGAATCTTTAAAACTTAGATAAAATAAGGTCGAACAATTTAATTGTATATCCTGTATGTAATTAGTAGACGTAAATTTCGTTCCGGCCGTTTTTACCTTATTATTATCATCGACATAATAATAATAATCATCACCGTAAGACTTTTTACCGTCGGTATTGGTGTTTATTATACCACCCACAATCTGATACCACCCTTCTTCCGGTAAATTATCGGGTTTTTTGTCCCACTCTATTTCAGGTCCGTCGACCTTTGTAAGTTGAGACTTTGTTAAAGTAATTTCATCTTTATTTACGAGAAACTCTTTATACCCGACTTTATTATTAATACCTTTCTTGTTGTAATATAACGTTAATTTTACGTTTTTGCTTGTAATCTTATAATCAAATACTGTATCTTTTAAAAAATTTACAGATACGTCAGTATAACTCTTTAATACTGATGGATCCGTATACTCTTTAGTGATTGTTCGTGTACCATCATCACCTTCTAAACTTGGAAATTCACCAACGAGTATCCATTTAGTAACACCATCAACCTTACCATTACGCCATGAAAAGTCTATAGATTCTAAGGTATAACTTTCAGTTTTTTTATAATGTATGTAAATCAATACAATTATTATGATACATAAAATGATAATTAGAGTATTACCATTAATCATTTTATATATGATGAGATTTAAATATAATTCATATTATCCTGACTCATTTGCCTCTACCTGTGCTGCTTTTAAATCTGCTTTGCGTTTCGCCTCTTGTTCGGCTAGGTATTCTGTATGATTATATTCCTTTCCATCTTCATCCCACCCATATTGATTTAACTTACATACCTGCTTTGTAAGCGCCTTATTGTAAAAGTCTTTATATACGTGATTTTTAAAAAATAGAGCATTCTGATAGTGTGATTGATCACTGGGCCACAAATTTGTATTGTTCAAATTAAGACAGTTGTTCTCATTTTTGTTTTTACATTTATTATTTATTAATACAAGTGCAGAGTCAATTGTTTTATCTATGGCTTGTCCAAACGAACCGCGTACAATAACGGGTGTGGCATTAGGGTTGGCGACATAATTGGCATAATCAGTACCAGCATATTCGTTCGCCCACTTTGTACCTTTTAAATCTAGTGCTAGATCATCTTTTGTTTTTGGTTCACACCTTTTTTTATCTTCTAACGTACCGGCCCTTGGATCAATCTCAACTACAGGTTTCGTAGCAGATCCTCGCCAACTACAGATTGATCCCTCAAAATTTTTATCTAAGTCCGGTAATTGGGCTTTAAGACTATTAGCATTCCAGTTATTGAAAACGTTATACGTAGGTAGATGAATTTGTCCGGCTCTACCGGCGTGTGTCTTACTCTCACCAAAATCATCTTGTATAGTTTTAATTTTACCCGAAGTAGTTTCATTTTTTTTCTCCGCTAGACAAAGTTCCTTTTCTGTTATTGCTTTACACTGATTATCTATTGCGTCTTTTAACGCTTTCACATCATCACCTTTAGGACATACTCTACCTTCATATCCCCCTGGATTATCTCTACCTCTTGGTCCATATTTAAATGAATGTTCTCCTTGTACTCCACCTTCTTCCCACATATGCCAGAAACAATCACTAGTAAGATCGGGGCTCCCCCAACATTTTTCTTTCATACGATATTCTTTGAGTAAATGTCTGAATGGCGGACTTGAATATATATCAGCCGTGCTAAATTTACCTTCACAGCCACTAGATACTCCCTTTCTATCATAATTACCTTTATGTTTACACCCAGTTCCCCATTCTGGTAAGTCGAGACCACTTTCCCCTTGAGTATATTTTGTATACCCGGGATTTGCGTTAAAAATTTTTTTACACATTTCATTCCTGGTATCATCATCGTTTACACGAACATTTCTATCTTCAGCTTCTTTTTTAACATCTTCTTTAAATCTACTTATACACGTTTTCCCACTCGGATGGGTGGTACCTCGAAGAATTTTAAATGTGTTCCAACGTTTATTACTTCTATCAGAGACTGATTTCCATGCTACAGTTTTTTTAAACTCAGTACCTTTATCTTTCCCCAATTCAGTTGCAGTACACGTATTAGTAACACTTTCCATTACAATTTCTTCATCGGATATTTTAGTTTTAGTCTCACCTTCTTCACCATCATAATCTATTCTATACAAAAAACCATCCTTCATTATATATTTACGAGCATTATCTCGCCAAGAACCATCCTCTGTATTTGTAATTTCAAATTTATCCTTATATCCGTATTTTTCATTCGGATCTAGGGCCGCATCTTTATAAAATCTACGATGTGTCGAATATTCCTTTTTATCATCGTCATACTTTATCGTGTTTCCCCCATATGTAAAATTACGCCCGCTATCATATTTTAGAAATGTTTTTGTCCACTTATTGTTATTCGCACTTCTTAAATAAAACTCGTTACTCCAACTTTGATATTTATGTAAATAAAATATATCGTAACATTCTTTATTCTCATATGTTTTATCTGAAAACTCAAATTCATTTTTGTCATTTATTACGAATTTTTTAGAACCCGTTTTGGATTTTATAGTAACATACCCGTCCGAAAAATCGTAATCTGCATTATTAAACACGAAAAGTTTTTCCTTTATTATTGTAAGAAGGTCTAAAGTAATACTAAACATATTTTTAGTCAAATATATCTTTTTTGTAATAAGGGGATCGGTTTCTTCGTTATAATAAAGATCGACTTGCAAACCTTTATTTATAGTATATATAGTAAAATCTCGAGCACTGAATGTAACTTCACTACTCTTAAAAGGTTTGAAATATTCCGGGTTATCCTCTTTTTTTATTACCTTAGTTTCAAGAAGGGAAAGATTACCATTATCATCAGCCCCTGTTAACTTAATAGTCCATTTAGTAACATCGTTAAGTGTTTTGTTTCTCCATTTGAATTTTATACCTTCGGTTTTAACAGTATACCCTTCTGATGTCATGCACTTTGCGAGTATCAGAACCACTACGGCAATACATAAAATGAATAATAACTTTCGATCAGTTTTAGTTATCATTTTATATACTACGAGATATTATTTAAAATAATTTTTTAGTATTTTTCTTCGATCGCATACCCTGATTTTTTAGATCTTGATACTAGTGTGTAGATAATCCCTCCAAAAAGAAGTGCCATAACTAACGGTATTCCGATATCTTGTAAATCCATTTTTTTATATAGTATAGTAATATATAAAAATGCGGCCTGTTACTTCAGTATTACCTGAAGCACTTTTGATCGGTATCATGTTACAGGTTTTAGTTATGGGTCTTACAAAATATGTATATAAAGGGGCGGGTGTACTTATAATATCAGGCGCACTCATACATTTACTTTTTGAGTATTCGCCATTTGGTAATATTAATGAAAAATGGTGTAAAATGATATTTTAATTAAAATTCGTCTATTTCCATATCAACATTCATGTTTCTTAAAAGAGTCTGCCCTTTATTGGTAAGATCTTCTAAGGTATCATTCAGTTCTTTCAACTTATCCTTAACATTCTCGTTATAATCATTCAAATAGTTTTTAAAAAAGGCTCGTGCATTACCAACATCGTGGCCTGCATCTAACATACACCCTAACGTGTATCTGCGTAATCGAATACCAAGTTCATCCGCGCGTTCTTTTATAGCAGCTTTACGAACAGTTTCAGTTATTCTTTGTCGCGGTTTTGTTTTACTAATCAGTTTCCTCGTATCTGTAATTTGTTGTCGTATTTGTCTCAATTCATTTTCCTCGTATTCTCTCTGTGCCCTTTCCAGCATTATCAAATCATTTTGGTACGCGATATTATCTCTTTCCCAATTTCGTGTTCTATCAAATAAAAAATCGCGGAGTTCATTTTCTTCATCTGGATTTGCTAAAAGAGCACTATCATCTTCGTTATCAAGGTGACCCACGGGTGAATCCGCATCGGCGTCTCGTAAATTATCATCTTCATAGTATCTATACCTATTTCCTCTTTCTGTTCGTATAGGCATAAATGGAACCATTCGTTCGTGAGTGTTATCGGACATTACTTCTCTCAACATAAATCTTGTATTATCATCATCTTCCGAGTCAGATTCGGTTTCATCATAATTTGAATTCGATGGTACAATAATATCGTGAATCTGTTTTATAGAATTACACATCTCTAAATAATGACCCTCAGATACATTATCAGAGTTTAAATCAATCAAACGCATTAAATTAGTAAGATGTTCCATTTTGATATTTTAAAAAATAAAAAAATATAAATCAACTTAGGTTGCTTACGTCTAGATTTATTTCGTAAAAAGAGTCTATAATACCTTGGTTTACACGCATAAAAGAACGTATAGTTTCCATTTCATTTTCAACGGAATCAAGATTACGTATAAATCTTTCTCTCTGACCCTGTCTAAATTCGTTCGTAAAACGTAAATATTCCGTAAAAAACTCATCCGAATTACCTGCGTATCCAAGTTCTTGTAATTGTTCTAAAGTATCACAAATGGGTAATTGTAAAGCGTAACAATAGGCATCTAACGCCTCTTTTTTAACACTTCTTGTTAAACGATATCTTTTTTTACACGTGTTTAATCCTCTTTTTATTGATTTTCGTTCACGAACAAGGACCATACATCTAGCAATTATAGTATCTAAAGGGTTTTCTCTTAATCGGGGTGGTAAAATACGAACACGTCGATTATTTCTAGAAATGTCTCGAAGTGTATTACAAATTTCTAAATAATCACCTTCAGGTATTTCATCTGAATGATTATCAACTAAACTCATGATTTTTTGAAGTGTAGTACTTGTCATGGTTATATATTACAAGATGCTATTTTTTAAATGAAATTCGTCTAAATACGACTTATAAAATTCAGTCTCGTTCGACACGCACGGGTCGATGTGTAAAAGTTTTTTGTATGTATAAACGTTCTTAATGCCTATCTCTTTACACCGAGACGCGATTGCATAGTTTCGAATCGTCTGGGTTACGTTCCTTCGTTTCGTAACACTCACGCGCTTTGACGGTTTCTTAGGCTTTTCATATGTCTGTTTCTGAGCCTTAAAAAGATCAAATTCGTCTTTGAGAAAAAGAAACTGTTCTTTCCAATGGTCTCTTTCTTTATATGTTTGAACTAGGTGCTTATTCATTGCGTAGAGTTCTGGATACTTTTCTCGTGTTGTCACCATGTTTTAAAAGTATTAAAGCTTCGATTACTTCACCGATTTCTTTGTGTTTTAAGCAGAATCCGTTCTTACCAGCTCTACAATAACAGTTCTGGTAGGGACAGTTTGGTCTCATTTATTTTTTATTTTTTATATTTTACTGAATCGACTTAGGTCTCAGAATCACTCACAATTTCACCTTCTTCGATTTCGGTATCGGATTCAGAAAGCATTTCACTTTCATCGTCACTTTCGTCGTCACTTTCAGTTCGTACATCATCAATATTTTCGGGGAGAATGTCGTAAAGATAGTCCCAGTTTACGTGACTCTTAATTTCATAATCATCAATAAAGTCATCCATCGAAATTTTATCGGAAATACCCCAATCTTCTTGAAATAACCATCTCCAATAACCAATATCTTTGTATTCGATTTTAGAAGGGAAAAGTTCAATGGTATAATTTTCACCTTCTCTGTATTTTTTTCTATAAAGACTTTCGATAGTTTCTTCTACATAAATATCGTACATGTGTTCCAAAACACCTACCGGTGACTCACAAACATTCATTTTAGGTTCAAAACAAAACGTAATGAAATGAGCTTGCCCGTAAGACGTTTCAATCTTTTTCTTAGAAACTCCCATATAAGCGATATAGTTCTTATTATTATCCGGAATAAGGTGTTCGGGGTATCCAAATTCTGCGCGTAAAGCATAAACGTCGCAACTTTTATTATTTAAATTGCTACATAAATCATTAAGGTGGGAAAGTTTAACGAGCGAGGTACAGTTTTTTAAAAGTTCGTGTGTAAGGTTATTAGTCATTTTGTTATATCATTAAAAGGTCTATATTTTTTAAGTATGATTAAATTTCCATCTTTGTTCGTGGTAACGTTTGTAAAAGACATTCCCAATCAACGTTTTCAGGTATTTTGTTTTTTAAGTAAAACTTTTCACCAGATTCGATATCTTCAAAATACCTTTTCATGTATTTAGTCCACATGCGTCTTTCTGATCTGATAACATAAGGTACAATTATCATTTCCTTATAATCTATCACTGTTCCAACTTTAGGAGATAATTTATCCACAAGCATATTTAGAAAAGGTAATGTAATTTCCTCACACCCCTTATTTTCGTGATAAAATTGAACCATTCGAATATCCGTTCTGTCACCCACTTTACTCAAACAAACATACCCGAGATACTTATTATCACCAAGTTCGGCCGGAAAATCATCTTTGGGTTTAAGTGCAAAAACTTCAACATCAATAGGTTCGAATAAACCCAATGCACTAGACATGACATCGTTCATGTCTTTGAGTTCAACAATCTCAGTGTGTTTTTTTAAAAGATTAAAAAATAAGGACATTTTTTTGTTTGTTTATTTGTTTATTTGATTTTTATATTTCATCTAACTCACTTAGGTCTTCATCGTTCATTAATAATTCTTCGGCAACTATCTGATAAAAAGCCATTTTATATGCTAAGAATCCAAAAAGTGTTGCACCCATATTAAAATCAAAAGGTAAATTCATCGAATTCCACATGGATTCAGACAATGCTAAAAATGTAGGCACTAACAATCTTTTATTTAAACCCGGTAATCTTTCAATATTATCAACATAATTAGAAAGTGAGTCTACGTATATACACGAAGCTATAGTACCAAGACTTGCAGATATACCGTCGATGGGTGTGTGGAAAATAAAATGATACGTTGAAATTGCAGCTCCGTATTTCAAAGTTGATTTTTTAATCTTAGATTTGATTTGTTCATACTCGGCTATACCCTCTTTTCTTCGAGCGGGACACGAAATTCTAAGTGTTTTAGTACCAGGGTTTATTATGCTTAACATTTATTAATATACATTACAATTTATTCATTAAGTATCTATTATATTATATCGAGATTGATATTTTCGTCACTGAAATATTTTTTTTTAAATTCTCTTTCTTTTTCGAGAAACTCTTCACATCTGATTATCGATTCGTTTATACGATCCTGTATATCGTTTATTTTTTTATCGTATAAAAACGGATCCTTATTTTTTGATAAATGTCTCCATTTATCACCAAAAATAGTTGTATATTTCAAATTACGCCTTTCGTATTCTAATTCGTTTAACATTGTTCTGTATAAAACCAATGAATATGAATCATACTCTTCACGGTTAAAATCTTTGTGAACAAACTCTTCATAAGCCAGTGTTTTCATACGATTATACAGTTGGTTCTCCCCATTTATCCCTCCATTTCCTAACCAACGTTTGGAGTCTTTCTTCTGCGAATCGTGCATTTCTTCCCCCTTTTCGTGGGGCTCCTGGACACACGAGATTTTCGTGTTCGTATTTTTGGGATTTTTCCCATATAAGCCTTTGAACGTCTTCACAGAGTTCATTTGTCGCTTGACAGAAAGCGAGTTTGTAGTCGTAAGTGTGTAAGTGCATGTAGTCCATATCATTTATATGTTAAAATTGTTAATTCTTTATTTATATTTAAAAAACTTAGGTCTATAATCTCTAAATGTTTTGTCATGCTTGGAATATTCTAAAATAATAACTTCACCCATGTCATTTTTTGATATAATCTTATCCTTTGAAAAATCTGGTGATAACATCATATCCGTATATACGTTTTCTTTAATATTAATATTAGGGTAAAGCGATGTATACGACTCTGTAGTGTTTAGTTTTTTTGAGTTCGAACCCAACAAGCGAGATATGCTTGAATAGAATGAAAACATGCTATTATTTACATTTATTTTTTTATATTGTAAATACAAGATGGTTTCACTCCAGGAGTTACCCAAAAAAGTACAGTACATAATAATTGATTCAAAATATGTAAATGGTTCAAACAATACATTTTCGATTGATCTAACACTCGAATCAAATTTACATTTAGAAGAAATGTCACAGGTATGTGGTCTAAAACCAGTTGATTTTTATATCACACAAATTGGTCAGGAAAATCCAAACTCAGATACACATGTAAGTAGTGTTGCAAAATACGTTGATATCATATGCGAAGATATACCAAAAAGAGCACAGATACTTGACGAAAGAAACGGACAGATTTTAGCACGTGTACCATTAGAACGACACTATAATCATGGTGCACATACAATCATTAGGGATAAACAATGGAAAGGGTTCCAAAGACAAACAAATTTATTTAATCCCATATCTATACAAAAACTAAATTTTGAATTATACGAGTATCAGGAAGATACAGATTACGTTACTTTACAACCTGATGCAGAATGGTACATGGTTCTTGAAGTAACAACTATAGATGTAAAAGAGAAACCGATAAATAGAGAAGTTCAAATTCTAGAAGCGTTACATAAACTTATCGGGAAGATAGATGAACTCAACATAAATGTCGAGAAACTTCCAGATAAGAATGATATCGAAAAAATGGAAAAGGAAAAAAGGAAAAAGATCCCATTAATGTACCTTTTTATATTTTTAATGTTTATGGGTGGTGGTTATTATTTACTAAATCGTAAAGTTTCACAACCAGTACCTATGCAGATGCAGCCTACTTTTTAGCCGCTGTTTTCTTTGGCGTAGCAGCTTTCTTAG